AGAAACAAATAACATAACCTGTTCATTTTCTTCATCACTTAATATTATAGAAACCCAATATAAATGTACTATTAGTGAAAATGATTATAATTTTACATTAAACCCCTCAACTACCTCCGGAAGTACAAATATAACAAGCTCTATAGGAACTTTTTATACTCCTGGACAATATTTAAATGATAATATAACTGGGTCTGAATTTAATCCATATGTGACAACTGTAGGATTATATAATGAAAATCAAGAATTATTAGCAATAGGTAAATTATCACAACCATTACCTACTTCTCCAACAACAGATACAACAATACTTATAAACATAGACAGATAAAATTATGGCAACTTTAGATTCCTCAAATATAGTAAACGGTAATACAATAGAATCAAATGATATCCTCCAATTATACTCAGCATTAGGATCCACCAACCCCGGTAGTATTACTGGATTAGTAATGACTGGCAGTTTAGATGGAAGTGCAACTTCTATAATTATACCTACTCCCCCAACACCTACAGGATCATACTACCCAACATTAGTACCAGGTGTAGGAACTCAAAATTTAGAAATTGGTACTATGGAGTATAATGCTGCTACTGATACTTTAATTACAACTTCATCGTATGCTAATCAGTCAATATCTTCTTCTTATTCCCTATCCACAAATCAATTAATCAACCAAGAAGTATCAGGACAAGGCAATCCAATCACTATGGCCTCCCTTAAAGTTATAGCAGGTGAAGTAACAATGCTTAATGGTATAGGAATATCTCAACCATTTCCCTCATTAATAGGTAAAACACTTGGTTTAGATGTTTTTCTAACAGCAACCCTTACAGGATTTTTAGCGCAAATTGGAGACACAGTAGTAATAAAAACCATCAACGGTGTTGGAGAAATTGAATTCTCATCAAATGGTAATCCCACAGCTCTTAATGGTACCGTCAATTTTACGGGTTTTGTTAAAAGTTAAACAAATATAAAATATTATGTGGTTATATAAACAAAAAGAAATGGAGTCAATCTCCGATTTCCCTGATAACACTTATGGTTTCGTATACCGAATCACTCATAAAGAATCTGGTAAATCATACATTGGTAAAAAAATACTCCAAAATACATCTAAAGTAAAATTAGGTAAAAAGGAACTAGCAGCATATGCTGGTGTTGTAGGACGACGCCCATCATATAGATTAGCAGTTAAAGAATCAACTTGGAAAACATATTGGGGTTCAAATAAATATCTTACGGAATTATATAAAACCGAACCAAAAGAAAATTTTGAACGTCATATTTTAATTTGTGCTCCTACAAAAAAACAATTAACTTACTACGAGATAAAATATCAAATAATATACGAAGTGCTTGAAAAACCAGATGAATTCTATAATGATAACATCCTCGGCAAGTTCTTTACAGGTGACTTTGCTTAGCAAATACCTGTTCGTATATTACCCCATATGATAAATCAAAGTCTAGTAGCACTGACTAACTCTGTGCTCGGTTCTGGTAAAGCAACAGCGAGAGGCAATTATGCCTATCATTGCCCTCTATGTCATCATACTAAACCAAAACTAGAAATTAATTTATCTGAAAATCCTAAAGGTGAAAATCCTTGGCATTGTTGGGTTTGTGATAAAAAAGGTAAAAAATTATACCAATTATTTAGATCAATAGATGTTTCTCCGGAGGCAATGTCCGAGTTAAGATCCATTGTAAAATACGTTGGTCCTGATACTAAATTTCAAACTGAGGAAAAAGTTAAACTTCCTAAAGAATACCAAACATTTGATGATATAAAACAATCAGATATTGAAGGTAGACAAGCATTATCTTATCTTAAATCAAGAGGTATAACCGAGGATGATATATTAAAATACAGTATTGGATATTGTGTTACTGGTAGATATGCTAAAATGATTATAATTCCATCATATGATGCTAATGGTACATTAAATTATTTTACAGGCCGTTCATTTGAAAAGGAACCATTTACAAAATACAGAAATCCATCAATTTCACGTGATATAATTCCCTTTGAATTATATATAAATTGGAATTTACCTTTAATTTTATGTGAAGGACCATTCGATGCATTGGTTATTAAACGCAATGTTATACCATTATTAGGCAAAAATATACAGTCTAATTTAATGAAAAAAATAGTTACATCGAGTGTTGAAAAAATATATATTGCGTTGGATAAAGACGCTCAAAAACAGGCATTAACGTTTTGTGAACGCCTTATGAATGAAGGTAAAGAAGTGTATTTGGTAGATATACAAGACAAAGACCCAGCGGATATGGGTTTTATTAATTTTACAAATCTAATTCAAGAGACATACCCCTTGAAATTCTCAGGGCTATTGGAAAAAAAATTATTCCTATGAAAAAAAGAAACATTAAGCAATCTTACAACAGAATCTTAGAAATATCTGAAGATTCAAAACAGATCACAATGCCCGATTCTCGATATTATCGTAGGAACGGAAAGTATTATCCATCAATTACATATGTACTTCAGTACTACCCAAAAGGTAAATTTTTTGAAGATTGGTTAAAAAAAGTTGGTTATGCCTCTGAACATATTGTTCGCAAAGCTGGAGAGCAAGGTACAGAAACACACGAGATGATTGAGTCTTACCTTAATGGTGAAGAATTAAACTTCCTATCAGCCTCTGGTTATCCACAATATGATCCACTAGTGTGGCAGATGTTTTTACGTTTTGTTGATTTTTGGGAAACATATAAACCAAAATTAATTGAAACAGAAGTACATTTATTTTCAGATCAAATTAAAGTAGCAGGTACTTGTGATATGGTATGTGAAATTGAAATTGATGGTAAAACAGAACTTTGGATTATTGACTTTAAAACATCAAACCACCTTCAAACAACATATGATTTACAAACAGCGATCTATGGTAAATGTTATGAGGAATGTTATGGTAAAAAAGCCGATAGATATGGTGTATTATGGTTGAAATCTTCAAAAAGAGGTCCTAAAGATGGTGTAATACAAGGTAAAGGATGGGAAATGTATGAATCAAAACGTACACAAGAAGCAAATATTGATATTTTTATGACTGTTAAAAAATTATTTGATCTAGAAAACCCAAAACACTCGCCTGTATTTACTGAGTTTAGAACGCAAGTTAAAAGAGAATTATAATATGTATTAGAAACATACACTAAATGATATCATTAATGCAACTTCTTAAAGAGGCACAAAATACCCCAAAAGCAGTAATATTAGCAGGTGCCCCAGGTGCTGGTAAATCATCTATTGTTGGGGATATCATTTCAGGTATGGGACTTAAAGTTCTTAATATTGATGATCATTTTATAAAAAATCTAAAAGATGCAGATGTTTCATTAGATTTAAAATCATCAGGAGCTGAAGACAGAAGCAAATCAGCTAAAGCAATGCAAGCAGCACAAAAAACATATGCTGCTGAATTGGAACAAGAAATCCTAAAAAAAGGAAATATTGTAATAGACGGTACAGCTGCTTCATATAAAAAAACAGAGCAACTGAAGGAAACCCTTGAAAGTGCTGGTTATGAAGTATTTATGGTTTACGTATATTCTTCATTAGAAAAATCACTACGTAAAAACGAGGACAGATTTGAGCGTTCTAAAGGTGAAGACAGAAGTTTAATGCCTTTTATTGTAATGCAAACGTGGTCGGGAGTTACTAAAAACTTTATTCCTTACCTCAACTTATTTGGTGAAAATTTTGTAGCGACTACTAAAGATAAAGACTTAGTTGATGCTAAAAATTTAGACGATATAATTAAAACATATATCGAACCTTATGCTCCTAAAGATACTAAACCAAAAACACCAGCTCAACAAGCAAGCTCTGATAAACAGAAGGCTAAAACTGAACAAGATATTAAAGATTTAATGTCTAAAGAAAAAGTTGAACAACACATACAACATATCGTTTCCGCTGAGGAAGCACAATCAAAATTAAATAAATTTTTACAATCATGAAATTATTAGATTTATTAAAGGAAGTTGAAGATTCCCAAGTAATAAAAGAAGTTGAAGGTATCCTTACAGATGAAATCGGTAAATTTTTTGTAGTTACAAAACCCATAGGTAAAATGGATGATGTAGAGGATTTAGTTAAAGAATTAACAATTGCCGAACTTATGTCATTGTCTATAGAGGCAAACGATATTTTAGGTATTTTTAAAGATAAACTGGGTGCTAAAAGAGCAGGATCTGAAGCACTTAAAGAATATGAATCTACTCTTAAAGAGATGGAAGATGCTATGGAATCATTCCGCAATGCTAAAAAAGACATTGAGGAGAAGAAACAATTAGCAAAAGAAAAAATACAAAAACTAAAACAATAAATGAACCTATTAACCAAATCTCTTATATCAGAGTTGGTTGGTGATAATATTGTTACCGCTCTATATGGCGGAGGATTTAAACCACCAACTAAAGGCCATTTTGAGGTAGTTCAAAAGACACTTACCGAATTTCCAGAAATAGACAAGTTTATTGTTTATGTTGGATCAGGTGAGCGTAATGGGATTACTCAAGCTGAGTCCTTATTAATTTGGGAAATATATAAAAAATATTTAGGAGATAAAGTAGAAATACAACCATCAAAAGCACCAATAGGTGATATTATACGTTATGGAAAGAGTCACCCTGAAGATGTGGTTTATTTTGTTATAGGTGCTCGTGATGGAAATGAAGGTGATTTACAAGACGTTGCTTTAAGAACATCAGGTGTAGAAGATAAATACCCAAACGTTAAAATTAAAGTCATTCAAACCCCAGATGCTGGTATAAGTGGAACTAAAGCACGAGAAGCATCTAAAAAATCCCCTGAAGCATTTTATAAATTTTTACCTCCAGTTATAAATGACAATGAACGTTTAGAAATTTTTGGTTATATACAAGATGTTGTAACTGAAATAGTAACAGATACAGAAGTTATATGTGATAATTGTGGTTGGGAATGGTCTATAGCAGATGGTGGAGATGATTTATATATGTGCCATAAATGTGGACACGATAATTCCCCTAAACAATTAAATGAAAATGCTTCATACTCTAGTGATATAAATGTTAAGGAAAAAATATTAGAATTAACTAAACATATGTTAGCTAAGGGTATGAACATCAAACCTTTACCTAAAGTTAAATTCGTAAACGGTGACAGCAACAACGCACGTGAGTTTCTCGGTAAAACAGCGTATTATGACCCGAACAACTTCACAATCACGTTATACACTGAAGGGCGACATCCTAAGGATATAGTACGTTCATTTTCACACGAAATGATCCATCATATCCAAAACCTAGAAAACAGATTAGGCGATGTTTCAACTACAAATACAATGGAGGATGACAACATTGATAAGCTTGAACAAGAAGCTAACCTAAAAGGTACAATGACATTCAGAAATTGGACTGATAGTTTAAATGAAAATATATTTCAAAAATCATTAAACCAAACAGAGAAAGAGGCCCTTGAAATAACTTATAAAAATTGGGATAAATTTGGAGGTAAGGAATGTAATAATGGTTTTTGTGATATTTTCGCCAAGAACCTATCCAAATATCTTCCAGGATCCAAAATATTAAGTACAGAAGATCCAAGAAATGGAACATTAGGTCATGTATGGGTTGAATATGAAGGTAAGTACTTTGATGCTGAAACTCCTAATGGAGTATCTTCTTGGAAAGACCTACCATGGATGAAAGAGTTCTATTCTAAAGTTAGAAGCTACCCTACTGACATTGAAACCTTAAATGAAAACATAAAAAATACAAAGAAAGATCCATTCGGCTTAAACCAATACGCTCGTGAATTAGCTAAAGGTTTAGAAGAAGCCATTGTAGGCGATAAAATCGAATGTGATAATTGTGGTTGGAGTTGGGATATAAAAGATGGGGGAGATGATTTATATATCTGCCATAAATGTGGGCATGATAATACCCCCAAACAATTAAACGAAACCCCATTAGAAGTACAAGTAAAGAAAATAAATATATCATTTGAACTTTTCGATGGAACTAAAATCTCGGAAGATATTACATTAGCGATGTCTCCTAATAGTCAAGGTTTATTTGAGTTAGGGGATAATATTGAAAAATACACAGGTTTAACTTTAAAAGATGCTCAAGAATTTAATGAAACACCAAATGATGCTTATATCTACGGATTAGTCAACACTATGAATAATGGTCAAGATATATTTTTCTGGACTAATGGTACAAGATTAGCAGGACAAGCTAAAAAATTAGGTACCCAAACAGCAATAATAGAACAGTTAGCTCATGAAGGCGTACATTTGACTAGAGCAATATTAGCCAAATCATTAATGGGAGATAAATTCCCAACTGGGGAGTGGCCTTCTATAGGAGAGCAGGCCAATGATACAATAGAAGAAGAGCAGTTAACTACTGCCTTAAGTTTTGTGATAGATCAAATTAGTGATCCTTTCATAGAAATGGCTAAAGAATACATCCCAGAACTAAACGACCAATCTATATCAGAAAATTTATTAAACGAGGGTCGTTACGATAGTTTAGTAAGACAATTAGCTTCAATTACACTTAACTCATGGAAAGATGATTCAAAGGGTGGTGAAAAAAATGGATATTTTACAGATGAAATTACACCTGAAAATTACCCAACAGACTTAAACTTTATATTTAAAGCATCTGCACAATTCACTGATACTAAACCATACGACCACAATGGATACTCCAGACCAGATGGAGAGGTAGGAGTTAAGTATATAATTCCTAAAGACATGGTCCCTCAAGGGTGGGGAGAAATTTATATGGACTTGATTTCTACAATCCGTCACGAAATTGAACACCAAACCCAATCAGGTAAAAATGTTAAAGCTGGAAAGGGTATGGAATCCGATGCTACTTTAAGAAAATTAATTAAAACAGGGGGTGATGTAGTAAGGTATGTTACTTTACCTAAAGAAGTAGATGCTAATGTTAATGGTTTATACCTCAAAGCGAAAAAATGGAAACGTCCATATGCCGAAGTAGTTGATGAATATATCAAAGATTTTATTGGAATAGACAACCCAGCAGATGCAAGCTATATTAAAAATATATTTGCTAAAAGAGCAAAGGAATTAAATTTACCAAACATATTGACCGAAGGTCGTTATGATAAATCAACAAATGAATTCTCTAACATTGTATTTGATATGTTTAAAAGCATTCACGATAGAGGAGATAAAAAAGGTGAATTTGAATTTTCTGTAGGACCAGATGATGAAGACATATACTCTAAAGAATTTGAATTCGATTTAGCAGGTGTAGTTGAAATTACAGATGATGAATATGAAGTAGATGGAGGTGCAAATGCTGGATTTGACACTAAAGGTGAAGAAGTAACCCCATTACTATCAGTTAGATTCAAAATACCTAAAAATCCAGATTGGCAGCGTGTTTCATTTGACATTAAAGATGTTATCAGACACGAACTCGAACACTTAACCCAAGATGGATTAAATGTAAGACCAGGTAAACAAATGTCAGATGATCAAATGTTTAGAGATATGATCGATATGGATTTATTACCTAAAGCAGATTATTTTAAATTAGAAAAAGAAATAGATGCCATGCTTCAAGGTTTATATCTTAAAGCTAAAAAATCAAGACGTCCATATAAAGAAGTAATTGATAACTATTTATCAACTCAACCAATTACTGCTAATGATAAAGAAGAAATATTAAATCTGTGGAGACGCAGGGGAAAGGTATTATCTTTGCCATTATTTGAGGCAAGGTATAAATTAAAACAGGTTATGAAAGAAGAAGAAATTAAACAAACTTACCAAATATATTGTGATATGGATGGTGTATTAGTTGACTTTGATAAGCAATTTGAAAAAGCATCGGGTGGTGTTCCCCCTAGTGAATATGAAGAAAAAAATGGTAAAGAAGCATTTTGGAACCTAATCGACAATGAAAAAGGTGTTGGTTTTTGGGTTGGTATGCCTTGGATGCCAAATGGTAAACAATTATGGGAACATATTAAACCAAATAACCCAATATTATTATCATCACCTTCACGTTCAAATTCATCACGTTTAGGTAAACGTTTATGGGTTAGAAATAACCTACCAAATACAAAATTAATATTAGCTAATTCGTATAATAAAAAAAATTATGCTGATGGTAATAATATTTTAATTGATGATCGTCCTTCAAATATTGATCAATGGAATGCAGCAGGAGGAATAGGTATACTATTTATATCCACATCACAAACAATAGAAGAATTAAAAAAATATGGCCTTTAGAAGAGTATTAATAAGCGGAGAACGAGTAGAAGATACTAAAGAGAATATCGATAGTTTCTTCGAACACGAAAATTTTAAATCAAATTATAAAGATCTAAAATATAAAGTAATTCTATCCCCCGTTAAAAACGATACAATTGTAATAGATGTAAATGGTGATGGGGCTGATACAGTAGCTAAAAAAATAAAAGATATTGGGCTTAAATATAAAATGAGAGCAATAATTAAACTTGAAAAACCAATGTCTGCAGTAAAAGAAAATAAATTAACAAAATCTAATTTGAAAGAATTTATCAAATCAGAAATAAAAAATATGTTAAAATAATGTCTAAAGAATCAGTTTTAAAAAAAGAATTCAAAGAAAAAGATGTTCAACGTCTTCGTAACCTTATGACTGGTAAATATGGAGACCGTTCAACTGTTGGTGTTGGTTATACTAAAGTAGAAGAATTTCATAAAGAAGGTGATATTTGGGAAACCGATGGTCGTAAATGGACTATTAAAAACGGTATTAAACAAAATATTACTAAATTAGATGAGGCTAAAAAAGCAATAAATATGCCCTTGTTTTGTCCCTCATGTAATAATTTAATGAAAAAACATGCTGATAAACGTTTTTATCTTCAATTTAAACGATGTTTAACTTGTCAAGTTGATTTCGAAGCAGAACTTAAACTTGAAGGGTTATGGGAAGAATATAATAATGTATTTATCAACGATAACGTTGATAATACAATTACAGAATTTGAAATTTGGTTTGATGAAAATTTAAATCAATCAAATGAAAGTTTTATAACAGAAGCTGGTGATGTAGAAAGCTGGATTGGTTCTAATAAAGCAAAAATGCTTGAAAGTAAAGAAGAAACAATTAATTTTTTAAAATCACTAAAAAAATAAATAATGTCTATAGAACAAATAAGTATGTTAACTACAATTACCGTTGCTTTAATAACAGCAGTATTTGGCCCCATAGCAATGGCTTGGGCTAAACGACAATTTGGAAAACCGGAGGTAGCAAACATCATAACCGAATCATTGATATTGAATTCAATGGTTGATGATCAGTTAGATACAATGATGTATGAACTTCAAGCTGATAGAATTTGGGTATCTCAATTTCACAATGGAGGTCATTTTTATCCAACAGGTAAATCAATCCAGAAGTTTTCTATATTTTATGAAAAAACCACCCCTGGAACTCAACATAGTCAACATACCTTCCAAAATATCCCCTGTTCATTATTTGCTAAATCTTTAGCTGAATTAAATGAGGAAGGTGAAATATCTGTTCCAAATTTTAGAGATTATAATTCATACGATCTTCAAAGTGTTGCTGAACAACATGATACTGGTTCTTTTTATCTAATATCATTAGAAGATTTAAAAGGTAAATTTATTGGGTGTTTAGCTATATCATATACCGAAGAATATAAATTATCTAAGGAGGATTGGATATTTATACGTCAGAAGGCAGGTGTCATTGGTACTTTGCTTGATGAATATTTAAACACAAATCAAAAATAATGAAATTACATAAATATTTTTCACCAAACCAACGTATAGTTAGAGACACATATGTTAATCAAATAGATATAATACATGAAACTCCAATAGTTGAAGAAACTAAAATTGTTGATGAGGACAATATAAGATTGGAAGAAACTCCAATAGTTGAAGAAAATTCAACTCCAAAAAAAAGAACAGTAAAAAAGAATCAATTAAATGAAAAATCTTAAAGAATACTTTCCTGATTTAGAGGAAAATAAAGTCGCTAAAGCTATAGATACTGCCATCTCATCCGTAGATGAAAACCTATCATATAAGGATTTTGCTATAGGAGTAGCAGCTGTTCTTAAAGATGAATATGGTACTCATAATTTCACTCCCTTTATGGAAGTATTACACGCTGAGTTAGGTATAACTGAATCATTGAATGAGGGTGAAGAGGAACAATTAGCCGATGAATTTAGTAATAAATTTGATGTTAGAGCTTCTTCTATGATGTGGGATAATGAAGGTAAAATTAATATAATAATACGAGGAGATATTACATCCGGTGGATTTGAAGAAATGATTCAATGGGTTGAAGATAAAGGTTATAAAGTAAACAGAGACCAATCAGATAATCTATTTGATTATGATGATGATAGATATTTTTATCCACGAATTATATTTAGTAAATAATGAAAGACTTAAAAAAAATACAAGAATTCTTTTCTAAACCTTTAAAAGAGGCAGAATTAAAATTAGGAGTTAAATATGAACTTCCTAATGGAGACACAGGATATATTATGACTGGAGGCTCTAATGATCCTAAAGATTGGATATTTTCAGATGGATTTAAAAAAGTACCATATTTTTCAGTTAAAAAGGAACTAAAACCATTAGCAACTCAACCTGGAAAGTACGATGGTGCCTTCGATCTTGGATTAGGAAAAGGACACCATATTGATGAAAGAATGGATGATGAAGACTTTGACTCATTGGAGGATGCAATAGCAAATAGAGAATTTGGTATGGATTACAACCAATTAGGCCCAAATGAAAAAGAATGGGTACGCGATGAAATGTCTATGAATGAAATGGATATGAATGATCCGGTTATGGTAAGGATGAGAGCAGCTAAAATGAAAGCATCTCAACCTACACCCGAAAAAACAACTAACCCTAATTATCCATCCAATAAAAACGCTAAAAAATTGGCCTTCCTTAAAAAAGAAAGAGCACAATTAATGCGTGATATGGAGCAAGAAGCTGAACCAGAAGGGGGGCCAATTGCTAATGAATATGGTAATAAATTAAATCGTATTGATGCTGCAATAGCTAAACTCTCAGGTAGAAAAGAAATGACTTATGATCAGGCAATAGCTGAAGGATTTAAAGATTATTTAGGATATTCATCTGTAGAAGTATCTAGACCTACTCAAGATCAAGTAGATAGATTCTTTGCATTAACCCAAAACGAAACACATTACCTAAATAGCAAACCAGTAGAAGGTCAAGAAAAAACATTCAATAAAATGGAAGTTGAACCTTGGGATGAATATGATTTATCTAATTGGAATTCATTAGTTAGAAAAGCTAAATACCAAGAAATGTCAATAGATGAAGGCCAAGTATTAAAAGGTATAGTTGATGGGAAACCATTTTATATTATAGACTACGAGGGTCAAGAAATGAGAATTAAGGGTGAAGATTGGCCAAAATTCAAAGAGATGATTCAACTTAAAGAATCATTAGATGAAGGTAATGATAAAATAAAAGATTTAGAACAACTATTTGATTTCCATACACAAATGGATAATAAAGGTAGAGCTTCTATTATTAAAGATAAAATAGAAAAATTAAGAAAATTATCTAATTCTGGTGAAATTGATGGTGATGAATTTTTAGATAAATTTAATCCATTACAAAAACAACTTAAATCAATAGATGAAGCTTCTAGAGCAAGAGTATCTATGCCTAGATTTGTAAAAGATAAAAACAACCCAAACTTCCTAAATGTGTATATTGATTACGATTTAGGACCAGGTGGTTCATCAATTGCATTGGGTAAAGAAACAATGACTGGTCAAATCCGAAGAGAAAGTGCTGCTGAAGCTATGCGATTAGCTAGTGATGTAGCTAGAGATTTGGAAGCAGAATACAATTTAGAAGATATTGATATACAAGATTTAGAAAATGGTAAAGTAAGAATATTTGCTGTATCAGATGATTTCATTAACATGAATCCAAACATGTTAGGTGAAATAAAAGAATCATTAAATCCAGAAGTATCTAATGCTGTAAATCGTTTTATTAAAGCAATGGCTAAACGATATGATTATAGCGAACAAGATGCTGTATATGCTATTATGGCTGCTTTAAAACAAAGAGATTTTGATGGTTTGAATGAAGATACTAGAAAAGATTTAGGAATGTCTTCCTCAGTATCTAAAAGTAGAGCAAAAGCAGAACTTAAGAACCCAGGAAATGATGGTTCTAAAGTATATGGGTTAGATAAAGATGGTAAACGAGTTCACATTAAAAATATCAACGATGTAGATAAATTTACAAAATTCGAACTTGATGCTGATTTAAATGAAGCTAAAGAAGAAGATAAAATCGATATTGTAACAATGGACGTTCCATTATTCATCCGTGCTTTAGAATATGCTAAAGAAGATGCTCAAGAAGATATGGATTTACACGACTTTGCTGAAAAAGCAATAGCCGCTACTAAAGAACAAGGTATCCTACAAATGGATGATTACGATATGTTAGTTGGGGGTAAAGAACCAATAGATGAATCAGTTAACCTTAAACAATCTAAAATATCTTCATCTGAATATCAAAAAGCTAAAAAGTTAAAAGCATTTGATGCTAAAGATTGGAAGTGGAATGCTGATGAAGATTTATATATTAAAGTAGTTAATGAATCAGTAGTTGAAAAAGTAATTGCTCAACTCAAAGAAGCAAAACCGGGGTTATGGGCTAATATTAACGCTAAACAAGAACGTGGTGAAAAACCATCCCACGGTAACTCAGATGCATTTAAATCAGCTGTAAAAGCAGGTAAAAAGATAAACAAATTAAATGAAGACGAAGAAGATCAATTCTCAGCTGAATTAGATGGTTTTGCCGATCAATTAGCCGCTGAAATAAAAAATGAGTTAGAAGATCATAAAGATGAAATCCAAAAATCTGAAGAAGAGGTTAATGAAATAGCAGGTGTTATTGGTATTTTAGGATATATTTTATTATCTAACACAGTAGCTAATATGCTTTCTAAATTTGCAAAAAAACAATTCTCAAAACGAGATTGGGGAAAAGGTGAAGAAGCAGCTAAGAACATATATGATTTTACTCATAAAAACGAAGAAGCATTTAAGGCACCAATCAAACGAATAGTAGGTTTATTTACTAAAGATGAAAAAAAGAAAAAAATGATATCTGATATATTATATGCTATTGTAATTCTTTTAATGGCTGGTCAAGCTGGAGGAAATGCTGTTGGTTATATCAAGAAAGCAGGTTACCTTAAAGGCGGATTGTATGGGTTAAAAGCAGCTGTTAAAGGTACAGAAGTAGCTACTATATTAAAAGGTGTAGTTGCAGACGCCGTATCCTGATATTTTTTAATTAAAACAAAAAATAACCATATTTATAACATATAACAAAACAATAAATAAAATAAAATGGACAATTTCGATTTAAAAAAATATTTAACTGAAAGCAAGCTATTAAAAGAAGAACAAGGATATGCTCTTACAATTGATCAAGTTAAAACAATTGCCCAAAAAGTAGCAGATGAATTTACTTCTGAAGATAATGATTTAGATCTTAAATATACAATTACCCCAGATTCAATTGAAGCTGATGAGAGAGGTGCTGGTTTTGACTTAGATGTTGAAGCTGGTCCTAACACACCCGGTGCTGAGTGGAAAGATGAAAGTGGATTTGGTATTGAACAATACTTAGGCTCATATGCCGGTGGTTCTTTTTATATTAAAGATGGAAAAGTATTTAATGCTGCCTCTCAAAATGCATTTATAGGAAATGTTTCTGATATATTAGATATAGAAGAACCAGGTGAAGAAACAGATTATATGCAACGTAGAAAAGAAATGGATGATTATGCCATTGGTGAAAATAAAGAAACAAAACCAAATAAAATGAAAAAAACAACAGTAGACAGCAAATTAGCTGAAATCGAAAAACAATCCCAAGTTGTTGCTTTAGAGGCCAAAATTGCAGCTATTGATGAAATGATTGAGACTAAAAACCAAAGAATTTCAATGATTTCAGAAGATGAAAATCTATCCGAATTAGTAGATAAAGCTAAGATGAAAGTAATGCAACGTGAAGTTAAAGACCTTGAAAGAAGAAAGGTTAAAATGGAAAAATTGTATGAAAAAATGTGTGGTAAATCATATACTAAAGAAGAAATAGTAGACGAAGAAATGTCTACTGAATTGAATGAAAATAGAAAAACAATGAAAAAATCAGAATTAAAAGAAATGATTAAGGCTGCTATGATGTCTGAAATCAACATTGATATCCAAGATACAAATGCAGATTATGATCCTTTATATGAAGAAAACGAAGCAATGAGACCCTTTGATACAAATAAACCAGCTCGTATAGCTGCATTTATCCTAGCACTTGATAATCTTTTAGATGAGTATCATGCAGAATTATATCTATCAGATGATATTTTTGCAGCTATAGAAGCAGCAAAATCAGCTGCCAAATTAGAAATGGGTAGAGAAGATGAGATGGATGATATGCCTGGTTTTGAAGGAACAAAAGATTCTTTACGTTCTTTAGGATTAGAAGAAGCAGAAGAAGAAGTAGATGCCGAAGAAGTAGATGTAGAAGTAGGTGATGAAGAAGTTGAAACAACAGATGTTGAAACAACAGCTGAAGTTGATCCTAATATCAAAGCAGTGCAAGATTCATTAACAGCCGCTCAAGCAGCAGCTGCCGCTTTAGGTGATGAAAAATTAACAGACCAAATAGGTAATACAATTACATTCTTTACTCGTCAACACGTTGCTAATATAGATTCAATGAATGAATCGATTAACGAATCTACAGTTCATAGAGGTACAGATGGACAAATAAATAGATTATTATAATAAAATAAAATAAAAACAAACAATTAAATTTATAAAACAATAAAAATTATGAACACACAAGAATTATTAGACGGAATCAAAGAACAAGTATTATTGATTGAAGCAGAAGTTGACAAAACATCAGCTGCTGCTAAAGGAAGATGTAGATCGGCCGCTAACAAAATCAAAAATTTATCTGCTGATTTCAAGAGAGAACACAAATAAAAACATGCTTAACGAACGCGAACTTACTAAACAAGAACTCGAAAAACGAGAAAATGCGATAATGGACCTCAAAACAAATAAGAGGTCCTTCGTTAAACGTTATGGTAAAGACGCAGAGAAAGTAATGTATGGTCGCGCAACCAATATGGCAAAAAAACAAACTGAAACTATGAACAAAGATAAAATTAAAGAGATGATTAAAAGTTCTCTTTCAAATCCAAAAGCATCTGATCTAAATAAAGATGGTAAACTTTCAGATTATGAAGAAACCAGAGGTGCCGCGATTGAAAAAAACATGAATGAAGAAAATATTGGCTTAGCTGATATTGGGGAGATGGGATATGCTGCTGGTGAAGCTGCATTTGAAGAAATTAAAGGTAGATTCAGAAACAAACCAGACCACAAAGCATATAGAGAAGGATTCTTTCAAGGATTTACCGACAATGCTAGTTCTTATGGTTTAAATGAAGACCTAGATTTAGGACACGAAGACAACGAACCACATATGCTAAAAGCCGATTTATATAGAATTGGAAAATATGCAATGGAATTATACCAGATGATGGATGAGTTCGAAGGTAAAGGTGAAGTTGATTTTCCACATTGGTGGCAGTCGAAAATCATCAATGCTAAATCTAATCTAGTAGGTGCTAAACATTACCTAGATTTTGAAACTAAAGAACCAGCTATTGATGCTGTAGTAGATAGAATTAGTGATGTTGCTCCTGAAATGGAAATTGATGGGGTAAATGAAGCTACCAGAACATATTGGCATGTAATAGAAGATGTAGATGGAGAGAGAGGACATCAAGGTGTTTACGGTACTAAAGAAGAAGCCGAAAAACGAGCTGGTAGTTTACAAGATATGTTTCCTAGATCATTTTTCTACGTTGAAGCATCTAATAGTAAAAAAGAACCAGTTGATATTACTTTAGAAGAATCAAAACCTAAATCAATTGCTGAAAAATTAGCAAAACAATTAAAGTCTAAATAATGACTAAATCGGAATTAAAGGATAAAATTAAAGGACTTGTAAAACAAGTATATAAAACTACATCATCTGTTAATTTAGATGATATGGGAGATTCTAACATAGAATTAGAAGCTGAAAAATTCCCAATGCTACTTAAATTCCCAGAATTAAAAAGAATATTAGTTGATTTATTAACAACTGAATTCGAGACATTTGTAAAAGATATACAATGGGTTGCTCCAAAACCTACTACATTTAGAATTGTATTAGCTAATAATGAAATATTTTATTTAATATGGGCTGTTCGTAGTTGGATTGCTCAAGTTGAAGGTAAAAAATATTACCTATTAAACTTAAACGAAGAAGAAAGAGCAGTTGAAGCAATTTCTCGTATGTTATATTATGGTAATAGCGATACAGAAATGACAGATGATGCCTCTTTAGAAGCATCAGATACAGCAGAAACTACAGCATCACCAGGTGATGGTAGTGAAACTTCTACCGAAACAGAAACTGCTACCGAAACCGAAACAGAAGAAGCATAATGGATTCATTAGATTTATTTTTTAAAAAATATGCTTACAAATTTGATAAAGGATATCCAGATATGGGTAATGAAAAAGATGTTCTATTATTAGAATCGTTATTAAGTAAAATCACAGGTGAAACATTCCAATTAATTAATGAGGCTTCAGATGCTGAAGAAGGAGTTGAAATTTTAAAAACAAAATTTGGTTTTAAAGACGAAGATTTTTTAAAAGTATCAAGTAATAGATATAAAATATTAGTTCCTAGAGCAGAACGTTTTGATTATGCTCAAAAAATGGATGCTTTAGAAGATTTTACATTTGACCCAAATGCAAAGGGTTCTTCAATGGGTGGTGTATTATATAAAGATGCTACATTTTTGTTAAAACCAACAGGAGCTCAAGGTAGAGCTTCAGCGGGTACCGAAAATGAAGATATATTATCTAATGAATTAAAAAAATATCTTGAAGATGGCCCTAAAAATGTAGTATTTGTTGGTTCAAATAAAAACTATGCTACAAGAGCCATTAAAGAAGTAAAAGATGTAGGATACGATGTCGCCGGAGGTAAAAAAGCAGACGTTGTTTTAATTGGAGATAAAGCTTATCCTATATCTATTAAAAAAGATAATGCCGGTTTCTGGGAGAGTTCAGATACTAGATATAAAGATGTAGTTGCAAAACTTTCAGAAAAAATTAAAAGAGGTGATTTTGCACCTGAATTAACATTTAAATCTTTTACTGATAAGCTAGGTAATGAAAAAGAAGGTATTAATGTTATGTATAATAAAGACACAGGTAAAAAAGTAACGGGTGTTATTGTAACTGATTTACCTTCTAAAGATGAAGAATCTATTATATTTGGTTCCGATAATGCTGTAGTAATATATAGAACATTTTCTCCAAAAGATTTTAGCTTAGAAGGGGACACAGTAAAAGTTGAAGTTTCTAAAATTATAGAAGATTTAAGTGATGTTGAGGAATTTAATGCAGAACCTGTTCTTAACATTAGACATGATTCTACCCGTAAAGCTACAGGGGGTTTAAGAGCAACAGTTCAACCCGAAAACTTGTTATATAAAAATGGAAGTTTAACAGGAGATAAAATAGAATTATCATATAACGAAATAATGAAATAAAAATATGTGTGGATGTGGATGTAATACTTGTGATACCAAAAAACCTGCGTTGATACTCAATGAGAGTGTAGCACCGCGTGGGATATTGTCTGAGGGTTTGTCTTACCATTTAGACGCTAATAAACCGTTAACAGAACATTTATATCGTGCTGGTTCAACCAAATATTTCGATTTATGGGCTGAAGCACGTTCTTATTATTCTCGTGGTATAATTGACATAACAAATGAGGATGATTTGTCTGTTTTAACAGAAACAAATTTAGGTCATTTTGGTATGTTTGAAGGTAAAAAAGTGCCTTTAGATTTTCCTATGTTAGATGAAGAAGTAAATAATAGGGATTTAGATAATGCGGTTTATAGGCTTGAAAACGTTTACAAATATTTAGATATTGAATATAAAGAAACCAGAAGAGGTGAA